GAGAGGCGTTTATACAAGCGTGGCTCTGTAGCGGACATCTTTGCTCTCAAGGCGCAGGATGGATGGCAGGATGACACGAACAAGGGTGTGACAAACCAGACATTAGTTATCACTGGCGGTGAGAGTGCAGAAGCCGCCTTGAAGTTACTGGGATATACAAAGAGTGAGTAATATGGCTATTGGAAGAGAAATGAAGAGAACCTTTAGAAGGGATAAGAAAACAGACAACGAGTGGAGCGACCACTCCAAGTCCATGAGAAGCGCAGGTGGCTCTCCAACAACATCGGCAATCAAAAGAGTTGCAAAAGGTTCGTTAGCAGTACCGACAACTTCGACAAGTATTGCGAGAAGCGGATATGCTAAGAAACTGAGAACACAGAAGGTGCAAGGCAAGAGCCAAATCTCGTATAAGAAGCCGAACACAACCGCAATTCCCACACCTACAATGACGAGTAGTATCTCAAGGGCGGTCGAGAAGCGTGACTATGCAGTTCCAGAAAACAGGGTCGGTCTTCGCACAAAGGCAAAAACGATTGGTAAATACAAAACAAGGTGGGGTAGATAATGCCAAAGAAGAAGGACAAGGCGCAGGAAGCATTAACTGCTTTGATGCAGAAGGACTACTTTGCTTACTGCTTCGGTGTCCTCAATGACGGCATCAACCTTGCGCAGGAAAAACCGAGATATGTACCGACACGCTTCCATAAGTGGTTGTGTTCTACAGTATGGGAATGGCTTGAGCAGAAGACAGGCAATCCGTACGATGTCCTGCTTCTTTCCGTACCACCTCAGCACGGCAAATCGATAACCATTACGGAAACGCTTCCGAGTTTCTATCTTGGGCATTACCCGGAGAAGAGAGTAATTGAAGTTTCCTACGGATCAGAGTTCGCAAAGCGATTCGGCAAAGCGAACAAGAGCAAGATAATGCGCTTTGGCGGTCTCTTTGGGATCTCGATAGCAAGCGATGCCAAATCCAATGTCGATTGGAAACTGACGAACGGCATCGGCGGCATGATTTCCAAAGGTATCATGTCACCTATCACAGGTCAGAGCGGTGACCTCATCATCGTGGATGACCCTATAAAGAACTCGCAGGAAGCCTCTTCAGAGACACAAAGACAGAACCTGTGGAATGAGTGGCAGAACACCATCATGTCTCGTGTCCAGACAGGCACGAAGATAATCGTCATCCAGACGAGATGGCACGAGGATGACCTCATCGGTCGGCTGAAAGAAAAGCCGTTCACAACATACTACAATCTTGAAGCATTGAACGAATCAGAGGATGACCCTCTTGGCAGAAAGATTGGCGAAGCACTCTGCCCGGAGATGGGCAAGGATGAGAAGTGGCTTGAGAACTATAAAGAAGGTCTGACGAGCGGTCAGATTGACGAGGGCGGCGAGAGCGGTCTTCGTGCATGGGAAGCACTGTTCCAAGGTCATCCGTCCAACAAAGAAGGTAACATCCTCAAGCGTGAATGGTGGCAGTTCTACGAAGGGCAGGACATGGACTATGACACAGTTATCATGTCGGTAGACCCTGCGTTCAAGGATACCAATGACTATGTTGCCATCGGCATATGGGGTAAAAAGAATGCAAACATCTTTCTGATAGACCTCGTCCGTGAGCATCTTAACTTTGAAGCCACGATGCAGGTCATGATGCAGAAGAAAGCACTATATCAGCCAACAACCATTCTTGTGGAAGATAAGGCGAATGGTTCGGCAATCATCGAGACACTGCGCAAGAAAATCATGGGTGTTGTAGGTGTCAATCCTCGTGATTCAAAAGAAGAGCGTGTCAACGCGGTTTCGTTCGTCATCGAGAGTGGAAATGTGTACCTGCCGAAAGACAGGTCATTCACTCCGATGTTTATAGAAGAGTGTGCGCAGTTTCCGAATGCAAAGCATGACGATATGGTTGACCAGATGACACAGGCACTTGCTCGTCTCATTTGGGTCAACGGCAAAAGACCAAGGCTCATGCGGAGACGGACGCTCATCGAGGATATGCTTCATAAGAGTGGCAAATCAGCCACAGGGAAGGGAGACAAGCGTGTTGTTATCTAGTATCGTTCTTGTCATCATGCCGTTCTTTGCGGTGTGGTGTTTCTATGCAGGTTACAAACTTGGTAAGAAGGAGCAGATCCCTGTTCCGAAGGTCGAATCTCCGAGGGTAAAAGCGGAGAAACGAAAGAGAAGCAAGGAACAAGAAGAGCAACTCCGGCGAACGAACATCCTTATGAGAAACCTTGAAAACTACAATGGGAGTAGCGAAGGGCAACAGAAACTATGAAAGAAGATATCAGAGAAGAGATTATTTCAAAGTATCTCAAGTGCAAGCGGTACATTGACGAAAAAGGCTTGATTGAGAAGACCAAGAAACAACATAGGTTTTATCTTGGTGACCAGTGGTACGGACTTGAGACAGGCGGTGAAACACTGCCGATGTACAACATCGTCAAGCCGACACTGAAGTACAAGATTTCCACGGTTTGTCAGAACAAGATGTCTGCGACTTATTCTGATCTGCAGGCACTGGATGAGAATGTGGAAATCTTTGAAGCCATGAACATCAAGGTCGCTTCCAACTGGGAAAAGGCTGATATGTCGAATGTTGTTTGGCATGTTGTTAAGGATGCAGGCATCGCAGGAGATTCGTACACTTACTGGTACGAGCCGAACAAGTGCCAGATGATTAACAATGTTTGCATTCTGCTCGGCGATGAAGCGAACCCTAATATCCAAGAGCAACCGTTCATTATCATTCGTGAGCGTGTATTCGTATCCGATGCTATCCAAAGAGCAAAGGACAACGGTGTGTCGGAAGACGAATACAGAAACATCGTCCCGGATCTCGACAACGATTTTCAACTTGACGAGGATTCGGATGAGGATTACATGGCATCTGATGGGAAATGCCTGTCTCTTATTTATATGACAAAGGAAGACGGTGTTGTCTGGGTAGGTAGATGCACGAAGAATTGTATGTACCAACCCATGCAGCCTGTTAAATACATCAAGGGCGGTAAGTACTCCGGCAAGGGTCTGTCGCTCTATCCTATCGTTAACTTCATCTGGGAAGACAAACCAGACTCTGCTCGTGGGTGCAGCGAAGTCGAGCAGTTGATTCCGAACCAAATTCAAATCAACAGACTTCTTGCGCAAAGAGCAATCGCCGTAAAGCAGTGCGCATTTCCGAGACTTGCGTATGATGTTACGGCAGTTAATAACCCGGAAGATATCGATACGATTGGTGCGGCTATTGAGTTGAATGGTAATGCTCAAGCCGTCAACCAAATGGTTTCCTTCCTAAATCCTGCAGGTCTAAACGGCGAGGGTACTGCGCTTGAAAACGAACTGGTCAAAACTACTCGTGAATTGCATGGCGCATCAGAGAACATCCTCGGTCAGATTGATCCTACCAGAGTAGCGGCAAGTGCCATCGCCGCACTGCAGGAACAAAGTGCTTCCGTACTGAACGAACAGGTCAGCAAATTTGAGAAGTACATAGAGGATACCGCAAGACTTTGGTGGGAACTGGACATCGTGTATGACGATACAGTGGAAACACAGGATTCCGATGGGAACATGATCCGTGTATCGCCAGACAAGATGGAAGAACTCAAGCCGGAAGTCCGTATTGATGTTTCGCAGGATACTGCGTTTACAAAAGAAAGCGCACTCGCAAGAATGGACAAACTTCTTGAGATGGGTGCAATCACTATTAAACAGTGGGCGCAACTGCTTCCGCAGAACTCTCCGCTTCCGAAGGCTGAACTGCTTAATCTGATTCAGCAACAGGAAGATGAGCAGATGGCAATGATGCAAGGTCAGCAACCGCCTGCGGAAGAGCAGATGCCGCCACAGGGAATGCCAATGGAAGGAGTACCGAATGAATTGCCCCAGATGTGATAAACAACTCGCTCTTGACCATGTTGATAAGGAAGGAAAATACTTCTATGTTTGCATGAATCCAAAATGTAGCGAATACAGAAGAGCGTTCAATCCGTCAACGCAAGAGGTAAAAGAATCGGAAATCAAACCGAGAAGATAGCCAATAACGCATAAAGCGTTTGGAGCAGGGTCGTGTGGCTCTGCTTTTTATATTAGGCGAAAAGCCGAAAGGAAATACAATGGCAGATAGCATTTTTGAAGGTGCGGTCAATGACTTGACCGATATGTCGGAGTTCACCGAACCGACCGATGATGCCGAAACCACAGGTGCTGACGAAGCGGAAGTATCTTCCGTGGAAACGGAAATGCAGGAATCCACCGAACCTGCCGATACTGTTGATGAGCAGTACGAAGAAGAACAAGCAGAGGAAGACATTCCTCAAGGTAAACGGTCACGAGACAGTGCTTTCGCAGAAATGCGAAGAGCAAGAGAAGAAGCCGAACGGCAGAACAGTGAACTGCAAGAAAGACTTGAAGCATTAGAGAGAGCGCAAAGAGAAGCAGACCTGCGCAGTTATGCCGAGGGTCTTGGATTATCCGAAGAGGAAATCGAGCAGGTAGTCGCTGATGCTGCAGAAGAGGAAGAGCGAGAAGCCGAGAGAGCAAATCTTGAAGCAGAGATCGAACGGCTCTCTGAAGAAAACCTCAACTATCAAGTCGATAGGATGATGGAGAAGGATCTCCGTGATATCCAAGAAATTGACCCATCGGTGAAATCTCTTGATGAACTTGGAGAAGACTTTGGCAACTTTGTTGCTGCAGGTTTAAGTGGGGTTGATGCCTACTATGCAATGATGAGCAAGAGAGAGCGGACTCAAATCAAACCTGCACCGTCTCTGGGCAAGGCGAACCAAGCATCTGTTCCTCGTGATTACTACACAAGCGAAGAATTGGACGCTCTTTCCCAAGAGGAAATCCTCGCAAATTGGGACAAGGTTCAGCGTTCGATGGACAGATTGTAAAAAGGAGAGGTTCAAATGTCCTACGAAAAATTCAAAGCCAATGTAATGGCGGCAAAGATTATGGAAGACCGCACTCGTGCGTCCGCTTTCATCAATCATACAGTTCGTGAATACGAAGGTCTTCTGCGCAATGTTGGCGATTCCGTCACAATCAAGGGCGCAGGCAAAGTTGCTTTCACTCATACTTCTGATGGTAAGCCGATTAAACTCGGTGATCCGCAGACCCCGGAAGGCACGAACGCTATTCTGACAGTTAAGCAGCAGGATGCGTTCAACTTCATGGTGCCGGATATTGATGCGGCGCAGGGTGCAAAGGATGCTATTTCTCTGTACCGCAAGCAGGTTTCCAACGAACTGGCGATGATTCAAGACAGATACATCGCTTCGATGGCGCAAAGTCCGCTTGCGAAACTGGCTTCTGCCAATGCTACGCAGGCTACCAAGGCGAACATCCTTGAGATGCTCGATGATGCAGTTCAGTGGCTTCAAGAGGGTGATGTGCCGACAACCGAAAAGGTTACGGCTTTCGTTACCCCTGCCGCATTCAAACTGATCCGTCAGAATGACATCTCTCTGGACACCGACAATAGCAAGATGCTTGCAAGCGGTGCGGTTGCGAAGTACAACAACCTCGACATTGTCATTTCCAACAATGTTGTCCGTAATAACGGTGTTGACTACTGCATGATTATGACCGACAAGGCTATCGCATTCGTTGATGCTATCACCAAGATTGAAGCGAAGAGAGCAAATGACTACATCGCTGATGAAGTCCGTGGTGTCTCCCTCTACGATGCGAAACTTATCCGTCCGAAAGAACTGTATGTACTTAACATCAAGTACACTGCTTAATTGAGAGGAGAGTGAATAAATATGGCACTGAGTACTGTATGTGAACTGTTCAAGGCGAACGAAGCATCCAAGGCTGAAACCCCTGTTGCTCTGACCGCCGCCACTGCGGTTTATATCCCTGCGGTTGGTCGCAATGTTATCATCGGCATTACTCCTGCCGCCAATGGCACTGTTAAGGTGTACAAGGGCGATGGTGTTGCGGCGATGAATGACTTCACATTTGCGGTCACCAAGGACAAGATTTCCTTCATCGAACTGGACACCTCCAGTTTTGAAATCATTGATCCAGACGATGCAAATGTCGGCAGCATCAAACTTGAGTGTTCTGCCGCAGGCACACTCGTTGCAGTTAACGCACTGTAATCTGAATGAGGGGGTGGGGAGACTCTCTGCCCCCTCTATTTTTTTAGAGGTAAAGCGATGACGCTCCAAGAATTAAAAGACAAAATCAGAGACTTGGGATTCGATGATGATACAACGATGTCCGAGTATGCTGACATAGTAGCCAACGCAATCACAAGAGCGTGTAAGACGATTGCTCTGACGGTCAAAGCACCGATTGGCAGGCTCGATATTGACTTCAAGGTGCTTGGCAAAACCGAGTCTGATGTATATGAGGGATCTACCGAAAATCCGATTGTTGTCGATGGTGTGTCAATCCAAGCAGATAGATTCAATGTTGTGTCGGTTCTGGAAAACGTGACGGATGCACTCGGCAATGTCACCGCCAAGAAGGAGCAATCCTATTACTTTGACGGAACGGCATGGCAGAAGATGGGGAAATATGACCTTGAATATCTGACAACAGATGCAAGTGGGAATGTAGGATTTGACGGAATCGAGAGAATCGTCATTGATTCTGACGCAGGTGTAGATACATTCAGTGATTGGGAAATCGTTCAAGGCAACATCCTCGTAATTTCTTCTTCGTACACAACACCTCTTACGGTGTTCTACCGGGAGAGGATCATTCCAATTACAAGCAATACGGACAGTGAGTATAAAATCCAAGTTTTGTACCAATGTGAGCCGCTTGTTGGTCTGTTGGCTGCGCATTATGTGTGGCTTGATGATGACGAGCGCAAGGCTATCCTGTATTGGAATGAATATGACCAACTCAAACAGGAAATCATGGCGAACAGTTTCAAGCCGAGAGCGAAAGTGATAGGTGGTATCAGATGGCGCAATTAAGTTTACCGAGCGCACCTGCGTATAAGAGAACTTCATATAGTGGTCTTTTGGGTGCGGACTTCTCTGTAGACCCATCGCTTGTTGACAGAAAACACTCGCCTAACCTTTTGAACATGATTTCCGATAACGGCGGTAACCCTGTAAAGAGAAAGGGATGGGAAATCGTAAACAATGCTCATGCAGGCGAGATCGAAAACATTTGGTCATTCTATATGGATGAACAGAGGTTTATCGTAGCGACTACCAAAGAGGATGATAAACACGCAGAACTCATCGTCATGGACGAGAACGGTGTAGAGTATCCGATTGGTTCTGGTCATGTCCAAGTGGCTGCAGGAAAGCATTGCGGTTTTTTCACAAACACATCATTAAGCCAGTACGGCTTTTATGTGCTTGACGAGAACAGATATCATAGAATCTATGTTGAGAATGGTGTTCCTACATACGAGGAAGTAGAACCGCATGTTCCTCTTGTCATTATTTCAAGAGATCCGGCAACAGGCGGCGGTGAAGTGCAGGAAGATGTTAATCTTCTGACAAGATGTCGAAAGGAGATGTTCCTTTCAACATCTTCTAGCACATCGTTTTTGCTCACACAGGAAGTTGATACAGATAAGCCATTCTCGCTCAAGTATAAGAGTGGCAATGATTGGGTGGTAGATACAAGCATCAGCATTGACCCCGGTGATGCACATAAGGTCACGATCTCAACTGCACATGCACCTGTCAATCCCGGCGAAGATAACATCACAGTTGAGTATTATTCGAAGGCAGAAGAAGGCGAGAACAGAAGTGAGTACATTCTCAACTGTCTCTCGTGCGCTCATTTTTCCGCAACTGTGCAAGACCAGATATTCCTAACCGCCAACCCAAACAGACCGAACACGGTCTACTATTCGGCATTTAATGATATCAGTTACTTCCCGGATACGAACTATCTTGCTATCGGTGGCGAAAACAGGATCATGGGATTCCTCAACCTTGGCGAGTATCTTGCCGTCATCAAAGAAGGCACATCCGATGACTCGACAGTGTTCCTTATCTATCAGACATCCATTAAGAATGTAACGGTAAGTTCTTCGGATGGGAAGACAACTACAACACAAGAAAGAACCTTTGCGGTAAAGCGTTCTATCGCAGGTATCGGTGCTTGCTCACGGCATGCATTTGGTATTCTGAACGATGAACCGTTATTCCTCTCATCGTTAGGTGTGTATGGCATCATCTCATTCAACACAAATTCGGAGAAAATCGTAAGAAACAGGAGTTTCTATCTCGATCCGAAACTTGTCGAGGAGAAGGACATCAAGGACGGAGTTGCTACGGTTTGGAACAATTACTACATTCTGTTCGTGAACGGCAGGAACTACGAGACCGTAGAAACGAAGGATTCGAGCGGAAACACAATAACGAAAGAAGTTCCACTTGGTCATGCCTATATTCTTGATGGAAGGCACAAAACAAGCAATTACTCCGGCAACACATCTTATGGGTATGAGGCTTACTATTGGGAAGGCATCCCTGCAGTATCAACATGTTCCTATGAGAGGGAGTTGTGGTTTGGCACATCAAAGGGTGAAGTGTGCAGATTTAAGAATAGCGGTGACATCAAAGACTATTCTGACGGAACACTGAAGAGCAATCCGACTTCCGCAGGAACTGCGATCCATGCAGTATGGTCAACACCGAACGATAATGACGGCATGACCGAATACTTTAAGACGATGCAGAAGAAAGGCACGATGTGTACGGTCGCTCCATATCAGCGGTCTTCTGTAAAGGTCTACATTAGTCCAGACGGATATCCGAGACAGTATATCGGCAGAGCCATTGCAGATATCTCTGGTCTGTTTGACAACGAGATTGATTTTGGCAGATTGTCATTCGACCCAAGGACAACTCCTCGTGACCATTTCTTCAAGAAGAAACTAAAGAAGTATCAGCGCATCCAAATCTTCCTTGAAAATGACGAGGTTGACGAGCCGTTTGGTGTGTTTGAAATCGTGAAAACTTATGTGGTCACGAGATTCGCAAAGAATTCTTCGTTCATTGCAGGAAAGAACAGTGGCTCGGAAGCACCAATTTTCCAACGGCATACGATTACTGTGGAAGATGACAGTGGCTCTTCGCAGAGTTTCGATATCAACGGAACGAGGTGGAGATGATGGCGAACATCACCAAACTAATAATTGACGGTCAATATGTTCTTGTCCCAAGTGGCAGCGGTGGCTCTGACAATGTATTCGCACGGACAACTGTTGAATGGAACGAAGAACCGTCTTTGGTAGGTCAGAATGGCGCAATTTACATCTACACGGATTACTACAACGATGGGCAGGGACATAACATCCCTGCCTTTAAAGTTGGTGATGGTCTTGCGTATCTCATTGATATGCCGTTTGTTGATGTGAATATGCAAAACCACATGAACAATGAAGATATCCATGTCACGGCACTTGAGAAAGAGTTTTGGAACAACAAGGTCAGAACCGACCAAACGGATATCAGAAACGAGAACCTAATCTTCACAACAACTTAAAGGAGACTAATCATGGCAGACATTTCTAAAATCACATTGCCGTCTGGTCAAACCTATGACATCAAGGACGCAACCGCTCGTGCCGCTATTGCAGGCGGTGTTGCTTATCTTGGTGTATCGACAACTGCAATCACCGATGGCGGTTCGCAGAAGCCTACAATTGGCGGTAATGCGGTCACACCAATCAACGGCAACCTTGTTATTTTCGACCAAGCCGAGTTCATTTTCAGTGGCGAGTACGGTGATGGCGGCACATGGTCTGAATTTGGTGATATGAGCAACCTCGGAGAACTCGCCTACGCAGACAACGCAACTGGTATATTCCAACCTTCAGGCACTGTAAGCCAACCCACCTTTACAGGCACTGGTGTTCGTCTTGTGACAGGGAATATTCCTGTACCAACATCGGCTTCATTTACAGGTGCGGAAACAACATCCACTGGCAAGTTCACTCCGAGTGGCTCTGTTACTGTAACTCCGTCCACCTCTGCCGTAACGGTAAGTCCTGCGTCAAGTGGCACTGCTACATACACACCTGCAGGTACTGTGACACAACCGAACTTCACTGGTTCGACTACCATATTCACAGGTTCGTTCAAGCCGAGTGGTTCTGTGTCTGTGAGCGTTGGGACTGGCACTGCTAACTACACACCAAGTGGTTCTGTGAGCGCACCGACAATCAGTGTTGGAACGGCAGGTACTACAACAACGGTAAAGAATCCGACATCGAAGACCGTTGTTACGAGTGTTACTTCAAACACACCAAGTTCGACCGCCTTATCAAATCAAGTGACATGGTGTGATGTCAGTGGAGAAACGCTCCGTCTTTACAGAGTGGCGGCGGCAACAGGTGCGTCTATTTCTACATCGAATGTGACGGTTAAGACAGGTGATGCTTCTTATACGGCAAGCGAACCGACATTTACTGGTGACGGTGCTGAACTCAAGGCATCTTTCAGTGGCACAAGTGGTTCTGTTAGCGTAAGCGGTACACCTGCAGGCACTGTAAGCCAACCGACCTTCAGTGGTACTGGAGTTAGATTAAAGACGGATTCCAATGTTGCGACAGGGATCTCTTCCGCATCGTTCAGCGGAACGGAAGGCAATGTGAGCGTAAAAGGCACACCGAGCGGTACTGTTGCTCTGACTAACACAAACAAGACCGCAATTGTAAGTCCTGCTTCAAGCGGAGATGCGACATACACACCGAGCGGCACTGTTAGTAAGCCGACATTCAGCGGTACACAAGGAACTGTAACTGTAGCACCGTAGGGGGTAACATGGCAGACTTATCGAAAATCATGATTCCAAACGGAACAACCTACACTATCAAAGATGAGACCGCAAGGGAACTCGCTGATAGCAAGTCTGAAGTTTCCGTGTCACAGACTTTGTCCAGTGGTACTGCGATTGCGTCTATTACAGTTGATGGTACATCCACAACACTGTATGCGCCGAGCGGTGGCGGTGGCGGTGGTGGGTTATCGTTTGACGATGTTTATCCTGTTGGCTCTGTTTATTACACTTCCGATTCTAATTTTGACCCGGAAACGGAATTCGGTGGCACATGGGAATCCCAACTTCATAGGTTTGTTCTTCAAGAAGAATTAGACGATGGGAGCAATGCGTGGAATTACCGCAAGTGGTCTGATGGACTATTAGAATGTTGGATAAGGTTTTACATTGATTCCATGAACATCAGCACAACAACAGGGCAGTTGAAATACGGTGCGGTATCATTAACTGCTACGCAACGGACTTACCCTGTTGCATTTACAAAATATCCTACTGTGACAGTATCTGGCGATGTCTCCGGCGGTAATGGTTGGGTGGTTATGAATAACACGGACTATTCAACTACGAGACTTGGAATAATGACGGCTTATTCATCCGCAAGCAGATCTGGTGTAGGTGTTACGGTAAATGTCTTTGCGAGAGGGTTGTGGTCAACAACCGCAACTGCTCGTCTCATGTGGGTTCGTACTGCATAAGGAGATAATAAATGGCTATTACAGATAACAAAATAACAGACCAGAGTGCTTACTGGGTGAAGTCTGCTCCGAATATCCTTGTAGGTACTCCAAGGGACAACAAGAATGTTTTCGACAAACTGTCTGAACATATCATTGATAAGTTCAACGCTGCGCTTGATGACATTTCAAGTGCAGTGAGCGAACAGACAAACTACATCGGTACTGTCCACGATGAGATGCTTGCTGAAATCAATAACATTGACCGTGTTGGCGCATTTGTTGTTCGTGGCACTTGCTATGATGAAGAGGAACTTGAGACACTTCATCCAACAGGCGAAGAAGGAGATGCGTACCTTGTAGGCGATGTCGATGATTTCAATCTTTATATTTGGAGCGATTCGGACGAAATGTGGGTGGATTGCGGAAGCATCACATACGAAAAGCACACCGCATTCAACCGTGACTTTGAGAACATCTCAAGCAACATCCAAATGGATGGAGAAGCAAACGCAGGGAGCGGATACAAGGTGGCAAGGGCGAACCATGTGCATCCAACCGATACAACAAGGGCAAGCCAAGAAGAAGTGGACACTATACAGGCAAGGCTTGATAATCTCGCCTTGCAGGTTTATCCTGTCGGCTCTATCTACATCAATGTCAATGAGGTAGATCCTGCCAATCTTTTCGGCGGCACATGGGAAAAAATCGAAGATATGTTCCTTGTGGGAAGTGGCACTCAATTCCAACAGGGAACAACTGGTGGGAACTCATCAATAACTTATACACCGAGTGGTACGGTTGGAAGCCATACATTGACAATTGCGGAAATGCCGTCTCATTTACACAGATTGCATTTCTATAAATCTGGCGGCTCTGATCCTGCGTCCGGGTACAGTTACAGTTCTCCATCACAGGTTTCTGCTGACACAGAACTGTCATCGAGTATGCTCAAAACTGGTGGAAGCCAAGGTCATGACCATCCGTTTACTGGAACTGCAAGTGCAATCAGAACTGTACCGCCATATCTCGCAGTGAATGTGTGGAAGCGTATTGCGTAGGGGGGTGGTAAAATGCAAATCAACAAATTGCACGGCAATTACAACATCTCCAAACGCATCGAGCCAGTTAAATATATCGTTGTCCACTATACAGGCAGCGGAACAAGCAAAAGCGGAAGCGCAAAGAACAACTGCATTTATTTCGGCAGACAGGATTGGCAGGCTTCCGCTCATTATTTTATTGATGATGGCGGTGTGTGGGAGTATGCAGACCCCAAGGATTACTACACTTGGCACTGTGGCGATGGGCATGGCAAGTATGGCATCAGCAATTCCAACTCGATTGGCATTGAGGTTTGCCAAAATTACGATGTGCCGTACACGGAAGCAGAGATTCGGTATCTTACCGAACTCGTCCGTATGCTGATGGTCAAGTTCAATGTACCTGCGGAGCGTGTAGTTAGACATTACGATGCATCTCGCAAACTGTGTCCGCTCTACTATGCAAAGAGAAACGAAGCGTGGAAAGAACTGCATGAGAGAATAACTGGTGCAGGTGGCGGTTGGAAAACAAGCGGCGGCGATTGGTACTACTATCAAGATGGTGTCATGGTCAAAGACACATGGGCAAAGGATAGCAAAGGATGGTGTTATCTTGGCTCTGACGGAAAGATGGTCAAGAACAAGTGGGTCAAGGACAGTAAGGATTGGTGCTATCTTGGCGCAGATGGCAGGATGGTCAAGAACAAATGGGTCAAGGATTCAGAAGGATGGTGCTATGTCGGCGCAGATGGTCGCATCTACCGCAACAGATGGATTAAGGATGGCAATTCTTACTTCCTGCGAAAAGATGGTCATATGGCAACAGGCTCTGTCACCATTGTGGAATCCTTCGACTCATCCGGCAAATGGATAAGCGGAAAGGAGAAATAACAATGCCAGATGTAGTGGTGGTATCACTCATCTCACTCGCAGGCACTTTATTTGGTTCTATAGCAGGTGTTATGACGGCAAACAGATTGACAACATACAGAGTCGAAGAACTGGAGAAGAAAGTGGATAAGTTCAACAACCTTGTAGAACGGACATTTATGTTGGAGCAATCCACGGCACGGCAGTGGGATAGGATTGATGAACTCAAAACAGACATTGCTGAAATCAAAGCGACCATTAGAGGAGAATAAAAGTGAGCAATAAAACATATGATGTATTGAAGTTCGTTGCGCAGATCCTTTTGCCTGCGCTTGGGACATTGTATTTCGCATTGGCAAGCATTTGGGATCTCCCCTACGGCGAACAGATTGTAGGGACGATTACTGCGGTCGATGCATTCCTTGGTGCGGTTCTTGGAATCAGCACGAAAAAGTATAACGAGGGGGACAGATAACATGGCAGAACTTCCGTATCTCACCGAGCAACAGATTCGTGACAAGTATGCGCAACAGTATGCTGATTACGAGAAGCAGAGAAATGCTGAAGCAGAAAGAGCGAGAGCGCAGACGAACTCGCAGTACGATGCAAATCAGCGTCAGAATTACATCAATTACATGCAGACGCAAAAGGATCTCCCGGAGCAAATGGCTCGGATGGGGATCACAGGCGGTGCGTCCGAAACTTCTGCTCTTCGCTCTCGCACCAACTATGAGAACAACTTCAATAATACAGAACGCTCTCGTGGTGCTGATATCAACAAAATCAATACAACTCTTGCCGACACACTGAATACTTATAAGATGACGGCTGACGCAAACATGAACGATGAGATTGCACAAAATGCTCAACTTCGTGCGCAGTATGAGAAGCAACTTCAGCAGGAAGCCGAGCAGAGATTTGCTAACACCATCAGCGGTTATGACAGTATCTCCGGCATTGACGCTGAAATCGCAAAGATTCAGAAGAGCGGTGTTGACCTGTGGAAGATTGACTATCTCCGTGCAAGACGAGCAGAACTTGCTGCTGCAGAGGCTGCTGCATATAGCGGTGGTGGCGGTGGTTACTCGTATAGCGGCGGCGGTGGCGGCTACACTTACACCAACAACAGTGGTGGCGGTGGCGGCGGTGATAATGCCGCTGCAACGAGACAAGCGGTCGCAAACTATTTCTCTAATGGCGGTAAACTCTTTACAGGCAAAAAGAGTACAGGCGGCACAAAGAAAAGCACAAGTGGGACTACAAAGACTTCCACAGGGAGAACCGCATATTACAAGAACAGGACTTCTGGAGCGAGTTACAGAAACTCGAAGAAGTCTCGTGATTACTCTTGGAGAAGACGATAGGAGTAAGACATGGCGAAGAAGAAAAAGTTTGGTGCATTGCTTGAGAAACAGACCAAGCAACTTCCTGTTGTTCAGCAGAAAGCACCAAAGACTATTTCTATCAATGCGTCTACTGGCGGCATAAAAAATGCCGTCAGTAGCGTTAAACCGCAAATCGTAAAGACCGCAAGGCAGAAGGCAGAGGAAGAACGCTCTACTCGTATGAGACAGGGTCTGTCCAAAACATTCTCTACTGTTGTCAGAAGCAGTTTCAATCAGAAAATGAGCCAACCAACAAGGGTGAAGAAAGGAATGTTTCAGAGCCTTGGGAACGCTCTTCAGCCTGTTAAGAAGAACGCAAGCACAACGGAAAATACACGAAGCACAGGCGCACCGATTGGTCAAATCAAGTCTTCAATTCTTGCCCCGGTAAAGCAGGATATCAAAGAAAACCCCTATGATGCCGTCCGCAAAGTTGGCATGAAAGGTTCTCGTAACGAACGCAAAGTTTATGTTCCAATGTGGCAAAGAGACGAGAACGGACAGATTTCTTCCAATCAGCGCAGACTTGAGAATGCCGCTCGTGGCGGTAACCGCAAGGCGCAGGTTGAAGCAGAGATGGGCAGGACAAAGGCACAGACTCGTAGCGGTCATACATATGACCAATACATCAATGCCGAACTGAACAAGAAGGGCTTACTTGGGCAGGACTACATTCTTCGTAGCAAAGATCCATCCAAAGAAGCGATGGACTATAGGCAACGATATGGGTTTGATAAAGAAGCACTCGACAGAGTTTTGGCGATTGCAAACAACACACCTGCAAGCGGTGACTATGCGGAGCGTTTCAATGGGCAAGACAATGGAAATGTTCTTGATAGGTTGAAGTTTGGCTTTGATGAATCCTACAGAGCAAGAAACATTGAGGACACCTTGCGCAGGCAGTATGGTGTTGAACTGTCAGACGAAGACCAAGCGAAACTGGATGCCGTCCGTGATAGTGGCGGCTACATGGTTGGTAATATGCTTGGGCAGGCTTCTCAATTCGCACTGACCGCTCCTCTTTCCGGCGCAGTTGAAGGCAGGTTGCTTTCTAAGGTTGGTCTTGAAGGCGGCAGGGCGGCAATCAAAACTACTGGCGATGCGCTCAAATATGCAGGCGCAAGAATCGGTGCTGACCAAATCGTGTCTGCTCCTGTGAACATTCTCGATGCGCTCAAAGCAGACAACGGAGAGGAATTCGTTAAACGGCTCGGATTGAATACCGCAATGGATATCTTCTTCGGCGGTCTTACGGAGATCCCCGGTCTTCGTAAAAACATCCACTTTGTCCGTGGTCTTGAAATGAACAACGCTGCGAATGCAACATCCGATGCATCGCAGAAGTTGGTTGCGAAGGTTGGCGCACAGAGGGAACTCCGGCAGGCGGTCGAAGAAGCAGGAGATGCTGCGAGACTTGAAGCGATCCAAAACGCAAATGGTATCAGCGCAAGCACGATGAATGGTGCTGATGCGCTTGATAGGGTTGACGATGATGCGCTCCGCTCCATCGAAAACATGGGGTATGGTTCTGATGTGGCGAGGGAAGCGGATATTCCGAATGTATCCACACCTGCAGAAAGCGCACCAAGGCGGTACACTCCGCAGAATGCAGAACAATCCGCAAGGATTCAAAATGCTCTTAACACCATCGACCAGTATGGCGGTCTTGACAGGATGCTCCGCACTGCTGATGACACCGACAGACTCATCAGAACATTCCAAGACCCTGCCTTCAATGATGTTGATATGCTTGAGGGTGTTGCAAACAATCTGTTCCCGGAAGGCAAGATGCGCAGTATCCGCATTGATGCAGAAAGAGCGTATAGCAATGATGTTCGTGCGTTCGATGCAGATCCAGAATCGTTCGACTTCATACAACCAGTAAGAGAAGACTATTATATCGACCTGCTTTCCAAGGAAGTTGTCGATGAACTTCAGCGGTCTAGAAATGTAAGAGACATCATTCCGCAACTTGCTGATGACCTTGGTGTTTCTGAAGAGGAACTGCTAGATGCTTTGAGAAGAACGGAAGGCGAGTTCTACGGCTACGCTCCGTCAGAGGGTGTTAGGAACGCAAGGACAGTTGTAGAGAATGCACCTACGCAGAACTTCGATGCTATCGCCGATGCTCGTGATGTCTATCAGAATGCGGTCAAGTACTATGACGATTTGATCGCTGACCTTGAAGCAAGGGGCGATATCAGCAACGAAACGCTTCAGTGGCTTCGTGCTAGACGGAACGCAACTGACAAGGCACGGCTCAAGGCAGGCAAGAATCTGAAGAGCGCAGATGAGTATGTTGATAGGTTTGCCAAGGATATCGACTATGTCAGAGACAGGATCTACAAGACAGACGGCTATGATATCTTTGAACGGCATTCTGTCGGCAAGGCGAACGAGGAAATCAGAAATGCACTTTCCGAGACGAGCGAACGGCTCACACCTATTAACGGCAGACGGCAGCCTGCCCAGATGGTTACAAAGGAATCTGCAAATGTAGTTCCCAACGAGCGTACTGTCCGCAGACCTAACAGACAAATCAAGGAAGGCGATGTGTCTTCTTCGCTTCTCCGTAACCTTGGCTACGATGGTGTGGACGAAGTAGCAGGTGCTGCTGATAATGCGGCAAGAGAAGCAACTCAACAGACCGCAAGAGCGGCAGAGAAATCTGCGGAAGTGCCGAGAGCGAAAACCGAAATTGAATCAGAAACCGCAAAGGCAGAGCCGAAAGCCAAGTCTTCAAGCGCATGGGATGAAATTCCAAATGTAGCGAAAGCAGACGAAGAACCGCAGGATCTCGTGAAGGCGAATCCGCACCGCAAGGAGAACACAATCCCTAAAGCGTCTGACCAGAAGACAAGGAAAGAAGTCCTCTTCCGTGGCGAGACCGCTGAACGAAACGGAGCAAAGGAAGCAGCCGGGCAGACCGCACAGGAAGCACCCAAGAAGCGCAACCAAGTCAAGGGTGTTCTTGGTAATGAGAAGCCGAGGACAGAAGAACCCAAAACAAAGTTCTCCGAAATGAATGACCACGAACTTCAAAGTGAGCGGTACAGATACGAGGAACAAAGCAAGTACGATAAAACCGCAGGCACTTCTGAAGACCGCATTGCAGAAATCGATGAAGAGTTCGCAAGGCGAGGGAAAGAGCCAAAATGGACACGAATTGAGCCAGAACAGGGTGGAAAGCGTGTCATGTCTGAAGAGGAAATCGCAAGAGCGAAAAAAGAACAGGGCGAGAAGTACGGAACTTATGACAATAAGACACCGAGGAAGACAGACACCCCGGATGGAGAAAAGCGAGTTCATAAGACATTCGATCGTGAAGTCGAAAAACAAAGTGCCGAAGTTCAGCATGAAATGGGCAACGAGTTGTTCGGCGAACACGCTCACACTAGTGATGGCAAAACAGTTGATGAGTTTGTTGAAGAATTCAACAACAAGTTCAACGAAAACCCAGAAGCCTATTCTCGCAAACTCGTCGATGACAATGTCGAGATGGACTACCGTGAGAGGCAAGTTGGTCTGTTCATGGCAAAAGGTCAATGGAGAGACGAAGTCAATAGTTTGGAGAGAAAACTCCAAAAGGCAAACCTTGATGCAGATGTTAAGCGTTCCCTTGAGGACAGACTTGCAGCCGCATCGGAGATGGAACGAATCACAACTGAAAAGTATGTGAAGATTGTCCCAGAAGCAGCATCAATTCTGAAAATCCATGGTGTACTCAATAAGTTGAGTAAACACACCAAGGGTGAGTACATTGATGAAACCATCCGCAGGATGGAGAAGAAGTACAGAAAGCGTCTTGATAAGTTCGGAATTGACCATATCTATGTTTCTGACGAACTGCGTGATGCACTCAAGAACGCTAAAGAACCCATTGAGATTTCTCAAGCGTGGATGGAAATCACTGCCGAACTTTGGGATCAGATTCCTGCTTCCACGAAAGAAAAACTCGACTTCTTCCGTGTTAATGCAATGTTGTTCAACCTTCCGACCCATGTCAGAAACTTCGCAGGCAATGTACTTTTCGCTCCAATGCGTGAGGCGAAAAACCTGCAGGCGGCAGGTCTTGAAAAGATTGCGCAGAAGTTAAACTTGATTGACCAATCTGACAGGACTAAGTCATTCATTCCGAAGCCTGCCCTTAAAAAGCGTGGCAAGGCTTTGCGTGCAAAATATGGAGAGGTCATCAATGAAGGGTTTAAGTTCTTCGATGACATCGCTGACGGAAGACCGCATGGGAGAAAGGTGTTCATGGCAGGTCGGCAGAATGGTCATGGTCTTGCCTTCATGAATGGCATCAGAAGGGGCATGGACTTTCTCGGCAATGCAAACCTAAAGGCTTTATCTGCTGAAGATAAGTTTATGTTTTCATCTGCATTCGATACTGCATTTGCAAGAGAGGCGACCGCAAGAGGACTTTCCCCGGAAGACCTTATAAACAATCCAAAACTGGAACAGAGAATCATTGAAGACGCAGCGACCGAAGCACTTCGCTCTACATTTAATGATGTATCTGCATTTACAAGGGCATTAAACAGAATTGCCAATCCGGGTGAGAATGCACATATCACGAGGAAGATAATTGGTCTGTCCGTCAATGCGATTCAGCCGTTCATAAAAGTTCCTGTCAATATCCTTCGCAGAGGGATTGACTACTCGCCGTTCGGTTGGGGCAAGGGTATTTACAACATCGGTAAAGGTTGGCATATGCATGACCCGAAGATGATTACAAAGGGCATTGACCAACTTGCTTCCGGCACAACAGGCACGGCGGTCGCTCTTACAGGGTGGCTTCTTGCCAAGCACGATAGAATCAACGCACAAATCGGAAATGACGATGACGAGATGTTCATGAAGGATCTCGGCAAGCAGAAGTTCTCTATTGTCTTAAAGAAAGACGGAGACGAGGAATTCAGTTATTCTATCGATTGGTCGCAGCCCGGTGCGATTCCACTGTTCTGGGGTGTAACTCTTGAGAGGATTTCTGAAGAGGGGCTCCAGAATGTAAATCTTTGGGAAGTCGCAGATCTGTTTGAAGCCGCATTCGAGCCTGTTGAAGAACTGTCTGTTCTGCAAGGGTTGAAGAACACATCGGAAACCTTCCAAGACGAGGATAACTGGGTAAAAGGTGTCGAGTCCGTAATCATTAATACTGGACTTCAATATGTAGGTCAATTCTTGCCGACATCCGTCAAGAGGGTTGCAAGGCAAGTAGACCCAATCAGAAGAGACACCTCTTCTCATGCAGAAGAATCCACAAAGAGAACTGTTGAAAAATGGTGGAATAAACAGAGAGCAGGGATTCCGTCAAATCCTGTTACGGATGCGCTGCACATTTCATCGACATCTTTGCCTGCCTACAAGAATGCGTGGGGCGAAGTACAAAGTAACACCTATTCAAAGGATTGGAAGGGTAGAGTGCTTGAAAACTTTGTCTCCCCCGGTTATGCCAAGGACTATAAGCCAGACGAGGTAGACAAGTTCTTGCTAGATATGTACAACAAGGACAAGACCGCAAAGGATCTCTTCCCAGAGAGAAACTGGAAAGGAACTGTATCGTTTAAAGGTCAGAATATTAAACTGACAAACGATGAACTTGACTATTATGATAGATTGGCAGGGCAAGAATCCAAGAAGGAAATCAAGCGCAGATTTGATGCAGGAGATTTCGAAGGTCTTTCTTTGAGCGAACAACGCAAAATTGTCCGGGACATCTACGCAGACGCTAACCTAAAGGCAACGCAAAAGACATTGCTCAAACAAGGTAAAGATCCGTGGGATGTTTATTCTGATTCGTTATCCGACACGCAGAAGAACTATAAAGATATCAAGGCTACTGGTATAAAGCCAGAGACTTATTATCAATATGCGACTACAGATGCGCATGACCTAAATGAAAACGGCTACACATCGAAGGCAGAGTGGGTCATGTATCTGAATAAGCAAGACCTAACGGACGAACAAAGGGCAGCACTTTATCCGCTTCGTGCGACAGGGGATAATCCATACCTAGATGGCACTGCGTACACGAAGAACTGGGAGAAAGAGAACGAGAAAAACCTGTCGAAATCATCGAAGGCTGCCGCAACAAAGTTCGAAAAAGCGACCCCACGAGACGCAGGGTCTATTGCGGCGAACCTGTTTGATAAGTCTGTTATTCAAAGAGCAGGTGAAATGAGAGCAGCCGCAGATGCTAGTTCAAGCGGATCAAGTGGGTCTGGAAGATCTAGAAGAAGTGGTGGACGCTCCGGCGGTGGTAGCGGCAAGGTTAAAGCAAGAGCGAAGACCGCAAGCGAAAAACGGTTTTCTTCTTTGCAGAAGATGAAAGCACCCACAACCGGGAAGGGCATCGAAGCACTTGCAAATAGCGCAAAAGGTTTGACAAAGTCGCAGAAGAAAGCACTCGTGAAATTACTGCAGAAAAAACTCGATGTATAATTGCACAGGGGTGATAATCATGGAAGAACAAATCAATGTGCCGTACATCGTACACGAAGCAGATATGGCTAGGATGGAGAGAAGCAACAAGCGACTCTCCGTCCTTGCTATTGTTGTGGTAGCATTACTGTTTATCAGCAACGCTCTGTGGCTTTGGGTGTGGAATCAGTATGAGTATGTGGACACATCCACAGTAACAACTTCCGTAGATCAAGACGGAGATGGCAACAACATCTTCGGCAATGGAAACGAGGTAAACGATGGGTCAGAAAGTGACAGTTACTAAAACGAGAACCAGAACTCGCAAGAAATCGAACGGCAAGTCCAAGGGTGTAAGGAGACGGAAGCGGAAATGAGATTCGATGATATGTCTCGCACGGAGATAGAATTCCTCATCGATGAGTGGATTCACAAAGAACGAGACAGAGCGATCCTTAAACGCAGACTTCTCGATGGCATATGCTACGAACCGCTTGCCGAGGAATTCGACCTATCGGTACGGCAGGTAAAGAGCATAGTCTACAAAGCCGAAGACAAACTATTCAAGAAAGCATCTAAATAATGCACGAAAACTGCGCACTCACTTCATTGTGGGTGCGCTTTTTTTATTGCTTAATTTAGGTGAAGGAGAAGAGAGATGTTTGTCGAATACAATCCAAATCCAGTAGGCAACAACGTGGGCGATTGCGTGATACGAGCGATGGCAAAGGCACTTAAGAAAGATTGGGAAAGTGCGTACATCGACCTTGCGGTGCAGGGTTATCTTCATTCTGATATGCCGTCATCGAACCATGTGTGGGATGCGTACCTTCGTGACAACGGATTCAACAGATACATCATGCCGAACTTTTGCCCGGATTGCTACACGATCCGGCAGTTCTGCTATGACCATCCTAAAGGAACTTATGTGCTTGCCACTGGTTCTCATGTGGTCACTGCGATAGATGGTGACTACTACGATACATGGGATAGCGGTAGCGAAGTACCCATTTACTACTACACAAGAGAGGTGATTTAGATGTACAACAACTACTTTCCAGTAACCTATCCGCAGGTTCAGCCGATGACCTACTCGCAGTATCAGCAGACACAGACGAATGGAATCAACTGGGTGCAGGGCATCGAGGGAGCAAAGGCATACCCTGTCGCACCGAATGCGAATGTCATGCTGATGGATTCCAGTGCTAACACATTTTATATCAAGAGCGCAGATGCCACTGGAAGACCCACAATTAGCCTGTACGATTACGAAGAGCGCAAGGTGGGCAATGATACCACCACGCAAAATAAAACTGCTGATTATGTAACCAAGGAAGAATTGTATGCAATCCTCGGTGGCTTCGTGAAGAAGGGAGAAAGCGATGAACAATCTGTATCAGAAACTGAATCCAATGGCAAACATGATTGAGCAGTTCAACCAGTTCAAACGGAACTTCAAGGGTGACCCAAAAGCGCAGGTTCAGCAGATGCTCAATAGCGGTCAGATAACGCAGGAGCAGTTCAACAGGGCATCGCAGATGGCGAACCAAATGATGAAACTCATGAAATAAAAAAAGAACCAATGGTGGGCATTGGTTCTTTGGGGATGTTGATGACGAACCAACATCACGTGGTGCATAACTATTATACCAAACAGGCACAAACCTTGCAAGGGTGCGATAAATAAAGTCTTTCTAAAGAAAGGAGAAACAACATGATGAATGAATCTATGTCTCCTGCCGACTTCGCCGCAATGACAGGGAACTACAACGGTGGCTTCGGTAATGGTGACGGATGGTGGATTATCCTTCTGTTCCTGCTTGCGTTCAACGGCGGTTGGGGCAATGGCTTCGGCGGTTACGGCAATGGTGGTGCAGGTGCTGACATTCAGAGGGGTTTTGACCAGAGCGCAACGATGAGCGCACTTGGCACACTCCAAGGCACAGTTACCAATGGCTTCTCTTCGGCAGAGGTAGCAGGTTGCAACAGAGCAATGGATGCTATGCAGACCGCATACACCAATCAGATTGCTGACCTTCAGAGAAGTTTTGATTCGCAGAGCGCAATCACTTCTCATCTGACAGGTATCGAAGGCGCACTGCAGAACTGCTGCTGCGAGAACCGGGCAGGCATCGCTGATCTGAAATACACTGTAGCGACCGAAGCGTGTGCTGACAGGGCGGCGGTTACCGATGCACTCCGTGATGTCATCGCAAATCAGACCGCAAACACACAGGCTATCCTTGACAAGATGTGTCAGCAGGAGATGGATGCGCTCAAGGAACGCAATCAAGACCTGCGCACTCAACTCAACATGGCTAATCTGTCTGCTTCGCAAACTGCACAGACGGCTCGTATCCTTGCCGACAATGCTATGCAGACACAGGCACTTGAGCAGTATCTCAATCCTGCTCCCATCCCTGCGTACATGGTGCAGAATCCTAACTGCTGCGCAACTCCGTCCTATGGCTGCGGCTGCGGCTGCGGTTGCGGTGCGATGTAGGGGGTGACGGCATGGCAGAGTTTACTTACAATCCTGTGCAGGTGGTAGAGCCGAATCAGAATGTGATTCTGAATGACTCCATCAGATGCCCTCATGGGTATGTCATCCACCGCAACGAAAGCGGAATCGTAACTCTCCGTGGCATCGTCAACAATCCGTGCGGATGTTTCGCAAGATACCAAGTGACATTCAATGGCAATATCGCAGTTCCAGAAGGTGGCACGGCAGGGGAAATCTCCATCGCACTTGCGATTGATGGCGAACCTGTTCTGACGAGCAGAGCCATCGCAACCCCGGCAGCGGTAGATGAATACTTTAACGTGACTTCGACCGCAATCATCACAGTGCCGAAGGGTTGTTGCTACACTGTAGCGGTAGAGAACACTTCTGTTACAGACGGAACAACACCTGCGCCTGCCATCAATGTGCAGAATGCAAATCTTGTAATCGCACGAATCGCATAGAAAGGAGAGCAAAATGGACGAATTAAAAGAAATGCTCTACTGCGAATTGGACGAGATGACCAAAATGGGCGATATGTCTAAGGGTACTCTGAAGACAATCGGTGAGATCCTTGATGCTATCAAAGACATCGAGACTATCGAAGCCATGAGCGAAGGCGGCTACTCTGGTGAAGAGGGTAGCAATTCCATGCGTGGCAGATACTATCGTGATGGATATTATCGTGATGGCAGAGAAGGCTCTTACGAGGGCAACTCTTACCGCAAGCGTAACCGCATGGGTCAGTTCAGCAGATACTCAAGAGCAGGGGAATCTGAACAGTTGGTAGAGAAAATCGAAACACTTATGGATGACACCACGAATGGTGGCGATAGGGAAAAGATTCGCAGCCAGATCATGGAAGTCATGGATAAGTACAAATGAAAAAAGGGGGAGCGGCGAATCCGCTTCCCCCTTTTAACAAGAAAGGAGATTTATAGAGAGACACCTGCTACGGACTCTGCGATTTTGTCGAGAGCCTGTTTGCGAATGTTGTAGGCTTGTGAACGAGAGATTCCGCTTTCTTCTAGAATGGCTACTGCGTCCGTTTTAGATGGTGCGGTGAAGAATTGCTCGAGAACCTTTCTTTCGTTCGGCTCAAGGCTATTCTGTGCCTTCTCGTAGGTCTTTATGTGCCACTCGTAATTGTCGATGCGTTCTTGGATGGCTAACCTGCGAAGAACAAGTTTTTCTACTTGATCCCCGGTAGGAGATGTCTGCACTTTGTCCGCATCTGTAGGAACGCTTCTTATATAATCGATGTCATTCAGTTGGCTGCGGAGTTCGTCCACGATGCGGATCGCCTTGTAGTAATCCTTAACGAACTTCGCTGAATTGAAACTGATGTAGTCATTAATCATTCTTATTCACCTTGGAGTACATCTCCATGAAATCGCCCATTGACATCGTGACGAGCCAAGGGTGTCTGTCTTTCCTGTGCATTACCACAGGCATCTCGCCGTCTCGTGCATCTCGTGCGCTTTGCTCCATCGCTTTTTCGATGTTGAGTTTCTCGACACGCTTGCACTCGATGTGGATGCCCGGAAGACCGACAACATCTGCATCGCCATTTGATCCAGAGTACTGTTGTCCTCTCCGGCACTCATATCCGTATTCTTTCAGTAGGTTGGCGAGTTCTCTTTCGCCTCTTGCGCCTTTTGCTCTGCTATTAGTCATTTCATTTTCCTCAAAATCTTCTTCAGAAGCGATACGATATTCCATAACCAACACATGATTGCGGTCAAACCAATTATAAGAATTGTTTCTAGTGTCATCTCTTTTCTCCCTTTTCGCAGAAGCCATCCCACGGCTTTGCGGTCTTGTACAATCTACAATAGTTTACACCATCATCCTGCACGATTAGATATTTGCAATGCCCACAGGTTGTGATGCTCTCAAGCGTGGCAATCACTTCGTCCAGTTCCTTATCAAGAAAGAAGGGGGCAAACCTGCGTATCTTCTTCATCCGTCTTACTGCTTCTTCAATCGTCATCTTCTTCACCATACCTATACATTATCGAACCGCAGTTGGGGCAGAACGTCTTTCTTGGCATATCATCAATCCAAACACCACAAGCAGAACACTCGATACTATCTTTTGCGCCATTCCGACCTTCGTGCTTAATCCAATGACCATGATTAAATGGTGCAACATCGGCGGATTCTATCTTCATGAAGTCATTTCTCCATCCATCAAGTTCAAAATTGAAGTCTGCAATTTCATCGCCCTCTGACATATGAAATTCTTGTGGAGCAATAGCCACCATTGTCTTGATATTTTGTATGCCAGAGTCTTTATAGGAATCAAGTACCATCTCAAACAGTTCCAGTGCATCCTCTCTCTTGATATAGTCACTCATCTTTTCTCCTTTCCCCATAAGAGCAAAAGTCATCGTCTGACAATATCGTGAATTCGTGGAAGTCGCACCAACTCTCGCCGATGGTATCGGCTTTCCACTTGCAGTCCTTGCATCGAACCACAGGCTCTACATCTGCGGATGGATAAAGCCGTAGCAAGTTAATGGAATTGTCCAGTTTTATAAACTCTGTTGTCGGTTCTGCCGTTGTAGGGAACACATATCGAATACAATCGTCAAACAGAACCTTGACCGCATCTGCCACCTTGATGTATTTCGTATAATCTTTCATCATCTTCTCCTTTCTGATTTGCACGGAAGGGGCGGTAAGGGTCTGAATAGCGGTTGCGAATGTGATGTGTGATAAGTGATAAGTATTCGTTCGCCCCTTCCATGCAGTGGCAACCGAGACAGGAATCGAACCTGCATTACCAGAGTCAAAGTCTGATGTGCTGACCATTACACTACTCGGCTATGATGTGGCGCACTATAGACCAAAATGCGCCACAGGATACAAATGAATCAAAGGCTTTCGCCTTCAATTGGCTCATGCCACTCGCAACCACCGTCAAGGTCTTTGCCAAGCAGTGGGTGACCGCAGAAGTCACCATCCTCTACATAGAACTTGCACTTCTCGCACCACGCACTGTCAAAACTACAGTGGTCGCAATCGCCTACACATGGTTGTGAGTCGCAAGCCTTCGTCAATCTCCATAACCTGACGCTCATATTGTCTCTTTCTTACCTCTCCTATAGT